CCATCGGTGGCCCAGATCATTGCGGGCCAGAACTCCAGCGGCACATCGGCCATAGCCGCCGGTTGGCAGAACGCATCTGCCGGTGGCAATTACTGGTTCTCCGCTGTTACTGGCCTCACGGCAGCGACCAGCTACGACATCTGGTTCGTACACGATCTTGGGATTGTTGACAGTGCGGCGCATAAGTACGACCTGACTACAACGTCAGCGACGGCGACGGTCAGCACCACGCCGGTTACGGCGACGGCCAGTGGCGTCAATGCCAACATCGCTGAAAACGACACGATCAGTACCAGCCCCGTCGCTGCAACCGCGAGTGGAGTGCAGGCGGGTGTCGTTGTCGAAATAACGATCAGCACGACTCCGGTCGCGGCTACTGCCAGTGGCGTACAAGCTGCGCTGTTCCAAGGTGCAACGATCAGTACCACGCCGGTTGCGGCGACAGCGAGTGGGGTCACAGCCAGCATCGCTGAAAACGAAACCGTCAGCACCACGCCGGTCGCGGCTACTGCAAGTGGGGTCGCTGCGGACGTTTCGCAGACGGAAGTAGCCGTTTCAACTTTCGTCGTTCCGATCAGAACAGGCGGGGTGTTCCGCGAGCCCACGTTTGGGCGGCGTACGCGTCCCGTTGCGCGACGCACGACGATACTGGCCACATCCGTTGTTTCGGAAGGCGTCACGATCAGCACGACGCCCGTGGCTGCGACCGCGAGCGGCGTCCAAGCGGCGGTAGCCCAGAACGAGACGGTCAGTACGAGCCCGGTCGCTGCGACCGCAAGCGGCGTGCAGGCCACGGTCAGCCAGAACGAGACGGTCAGCACCAGTCACGTTGCTGCCACAGCCAGCGGCGTCAGTGCAACGGTCAGCCAGAACGAAACCGTCAGCACTACAGCCATCGCCGCCACAGCCAGCGGCGTCAGTGCAACGGTCACGCAGAACACGGATGTCACGGTCGAGACGACGCCGGTTGCGGCGACGGCCAGCGGTGTGCAGGCTGCGATCCAAGCTAACACGACGGTCGATACGACGCCGGTCGCTGCGACCGCAAGCGGCGTACAGGCGCTGATCAGCCAGAACGAAACGATCAGCACCAGCCCCGTTGCCGCCACTGCGAGCGGGGTTCAGGCCACGCTGTTCCAAGGCGCGACGATCAGCACCACGCCGGTTGCAGCCACAGCCTCTGGTGTCGCGGCCACAATCCAAGCCACGACGACGGTCAGCACGGCTCCTGTTGCGGCGACGGCGAGTGGCATACAGGCGCTGGTCAGCCAGAACGAAACCGTCAGCACCGCGCCCGTCGCAGCCACGGCCAGCGGCGTTCAAGCCGCCGTTCGCCAGAACGACACGATCAGCACGACGCCGGTCGCGGCCACGGCCAGCGGAGTGGCGGCACTGGTGCAGGCCACCAGCACGATCAGCACGACCCCCATCACGGCCACTGCCAGCGGGGTACAGGCCGAGATCGTTACCTCGACCAACGTCACCGTCGAGACGACGCCCGTGGCGGCGACGGCCAGCGGGGTGCAGGCCACCCTGACGCTGAACGCGCGGATCGACACGTGGGTGGCCACCGCCTTCGCTTCTGGTGTTGCAACCAACGTCGCCACCAACGTCACGGTGCCCACCAGCCCGGTGACGGCGACTGCCAGCGGTGTTTCCTCCGCTGTTGCACAGAACACGGCTATTGCCGGTTCCCCGGTGGCGGCGACCGCTTCTGGTGTGCAGGCCCGGGTCAGCCAGAACGAGACGCTTGGCACTACCGCGCAAGCGGCAGCAGCCAGTGGCGTGGGGGCGGCTGTCTCGACCAACGTGACCATCTCGACCAGCCCGGTGCAGGCCACGGCCAGCGGCGTCCTGATGCTGGTGAGCGAGATCATCGTCGGCGCTCCGGTTGGTGCGACGGCCAGCGGGGTGCAGGCATCCGTTCAGACGATCTCTCCGCAGATCGACACCACGCCCATCCCGGCTAACGCCAGCGGCGTGCGCGCGTCTGTTCTGGGCGGTGGCGGCGCGACAGAGGGCATCACCATCGGGCAGTACCTGTCGGTGGGCGAGTTCCTTGAGGTAGGCGGCGATCTTGTGATCTGGGACGAGAACGTCAGCCGGATGGAGGTCCCCGCGTAGGGGTTGAGGCTATGAAAGCGAGCGGCTAAGATGTCAGACGAAGAAGTTCCTAAACGCAGGCCCACCGACCCGAAGCCGGGAACCAAAGGGCCCCCGCGCGGCAGCAACGATGCCTTCACGCAGAAGATGCCGAAGGCACCGGCCCCGGAGCCCGTCGAGCCCAAGCCATTTGAAGGCTGGCTCGCACGAGAGCGCCGCGTAACCAGAGACAAGATCATCGAGGATGCCGTCAACGGCACGCCTCGGTTCAAGCACGGTGGCCCCGTACGGGGTTGGGGTAAAGCGCGGGTGAAACGCTAATGGCCACGTCAGGGACTTCTGCATTCACGCTCTCCTTCACGGACATCGCGGAGGAAGCGTTCGAACGCGCGGGCTCCGAGCTTCGCACCGGCTACCACTTGCGCACCGCGCGCCGCAGCATGGCGCTGCTCACGCTGGAGTGGGCCAACCGGGGCATCAACCTCTGGACGGTTGAGGAAGGCGCGATTTCGCTGGTGCAAGGCACGGCGGCGTATGCGCTGCCGACCGACACCATTGATCTGCTGGAGGGAACGCTGCGCACCAACCACGGTGTGCAGTCCTCGCAAAACGACGCCGCCATCGCGCGCATCGGCTTCAGCATCTACAGCACCATCCCCAACAAGCTGCAGCAGGGCCGTCCCAGCCAGTACTTCGTGGACCGCAAGCGTGACGCGCCGAGCGTCACTTTCTGGCCGGTGCCCAAGGACAACAGCTACCGCTTCGTCTACTGGCGCATGCGCCGCATCGAGGACCCCGGCGTTGCTGTAGAGACGCCCGATGTGCCGCCGCGTTTCTTCCCCGCGCTGGTCGCGGGGCTTGCCTACTACGTCGGCATGAAGCTGCCTGATCCGGAAGCGCGCAGTCGCTTGAACGGGCTGCAGCAGGAGTACGAGCGGCAGTTCGGTTTGGCTGTGCAAGAGGATCGTCAACGCGTGACGCTGCGCATCACACCGCGCATCGGGCGCATCGGGAGGCCCTAGTGGTCTACGCCCTCGGTCGCAAGGCAGTTGGGCTGTGCGATGTCTGCGGACAGCGCGAGAAGCTGTTCCGCCTGAAGCCGCTGGTGGTGAAGCGCCAAGTGACGGCCACGCTCGCGTGCCCGCGCTGCTGGGTGCCGGATCAGCCGCAGCATTTCGTTGGAGAGCGCCCGGTGGTGGATGTCGAGGCGCTGAAGAATCCGCGTCCGGACAACGCAGAGGACAGTCGTGTCATCACTGCGCCGGATCGGCTACGCACCGTGGTTTCGCGGGGCGTTATCGACGTTGTAGCACCACTTGGAGGAACAATCACAGATGCCTAGCATTCCGCCGAAACGTCCCATGCCGGTTCAGGCACAAGGGACCCCCATGCGTCGTGGCCCCGCCGTTGCACCTGCAGGCCGTGGTCCCGTCGCTCCTGTCGCTGGCACGCCGGTCAGGCGCGGCCCAGCGGTTGCTCCTGCTGCCCCGGCTCCTGCCGCTGGCGTGCGCCCCTTCAAGAAGGGCGGATTCGTTCCGTTCGGCAAAGGCGCGATGCCTGTGAAGAAGGGCAAGAAAGGCTGCTGATAAATGGCGCTCACGTACGCACAGCTTGTCACTGCAATTACCGAGACGACGGAGAACGAGGAGGACACGTTCTACCTCAACATCCCTCTGTTCATTCGGCAGGCGGAGCAGCGCATCTATGTGGACGCCAAGATTCCGGCGACCCGCAAGCTGTCGAACTCCGCATGCAGTACCGGCAACCCGTATGTGAACCTGCCATCGGGTTTCCTATCGCCGTTGTCCTTGGCGGTCGTGCAAGCGAACTTGCACACGTTCTTGGACAACAAGGATGTGAGCTTCATTCGTGAGGCGTTCCCGAGCACGACGGCGACAGGGGTCCCGAAGTTCTACTCGGTGTTCAACGAGCAGCAGTTCATCGTCGGCCCGACGCCTGCGTCGAACTACTCGCTCGAAATCCAGTACATGGGGTTCCCAACGTCCATCGTGGATACCGGGACTTCATGGTTGGGCAACAACTTCGAAACGGTGCTGCTGTACGGAGCACTGATCAATGCGTACATCTTTATGAAGGGTGAAGCTGATGTCCTTCAGATGTACGAGGCGAAGTACAAGGAAGCTCTTGCACAAGCCAAGCACATCAGCGAAATCGCCCACCACGATGAGTACCGTCATGGGCCTCGATAGCGAAGGGTGTGTCATGCACGCAGCAGTGGAAGGCTTCATCTGGGTTGTCAGCGCGATTCTTGTCCTTGCCATCGTGCTGAAAATCAGGTCGGAGAACCGGGCCAGTAGCCGGGACGATGCCAACAAGCCCAGCGGCGGCAGCGGCAGCGGGAGCAAGAGTGCCGATGACGCCCAGTGAAGCTGAAATCTTCATCTCCATTTTGGAGAACCAGCGCAATGTGGCCATGACCGAGCTAGCTCGCATGGCTGCAAGAATCAGCGTGCTGGAAACGCAGTTGGCAGCAATGCAGGCAAAGCAGGAAACGGAGCAAGGGAGTGTTTGATCAGATTCCAACAGAACTGCGAGGCATCGGCCCCGGGGTAGCCGGAAGTGCGCTCGCGTTGTTCTTTCTTCGCCGCCCGCCCACCAGCTTGATCGGCATGTTTCTTGGTGGGTGCTTGTTGGCTTTCTTCGGGACGCGTCACGCAGCCGTCTGGGCAGGATTGGAGTCTGCCACTGGGCTCGTCGGCTTCCTGCTCGGGTTATTCGGCATGGCATTGATCGCCAAACTCCACGACACCATTGAAGCGATCAACCCCTCGGAACTGTGGGACGCCATCCGCAAAAAAGTGGGGCTGGGATGAGCACAATTGCCATGAGTTCGTTTTTCGTGTTGTTCCTTCTTTGTGTAGCCGGGTTGTTCAGCCAGCGGTATCAGGACAACTGGTTTCAGCATCTCGGCATGATTGGAATGGGGATCGGAAGTGTCTCGGCTATCCACCGCGTTTTCCACATGGTTTGGGTTCCTCCGGAGATGGTTCTCTTCTCCATCGCCGCCTGTGCTTTCGGTGTCGGAACCGCCTACAAGGTATGGCACCACCGGCACTCCTACAGGCGCAAGCCCCATGCTCACAAAACGCTGTCAGGCAAAGCTGGCTGAAATCAATCCGGACCTTGCCGCAGTGGTACGTCGAGCAGCCGAAATCACAACCGTGCCGTTCATCGTCACGGATGGTGTACGCACGCTGGACAAGCAGCGTGAGCTTGTGAAAATAGGTGCGTCGCGCACGATGGACTCGCGCCACCTGACCGGGCACGCTGTCGATCTGGCTGCGCTGGTCAACGGAGAAGTGAGGTGGGATTGGCCGCTGTACCACCACATCGCATCTGCGATGAAGCTGGCGGCAGGAGAACTGAACGTCCCATTGACGTGGGGCGGTGACTGGACGACGTTCAAAGATGGTCCTCACTTCGAACTTCCGCGCGGCGGCGAGTACGCATGATCCCGATTCCGCCGTTCCTCGCCGCGATCCCCGCCGAGCGTTTAGCGAAGATCGTTTTCGGCCTCGGCTTTGCGCTCTCCTTCTTCCTCATTGGGATGGGGGCGCACAAGACGTTCTCCGACAGGAAGATCGCGCGGCTGGAGAAGGAACGAGCGGAAGAGCGAGCGGGGTTGAACGCAGCGATAGCGGAGGCGGAACAGCATGCACGGAAAGTTGAATCAATGTGGGCGGCTGACATCAAGCGCGTCGAGGCCAAGTACTTCGCTGCGCTACGCCAGCGGGACAGCATTGTTCGTGATCTTGCTGTTGCTGGTGACGGGTTGCGAAACCGTCTCGACGCCCTCAGTCAGCAAGCCGCCGCAGGTGCCACCTCCGCCTGCCGGGATGTTCACAAGCGAGTTGAAACCCTCGTTCTACTACTCCGAGAAGTTGACGACTTGGCGGAAGAAAGCGGACGAGCGGCTGATGATCTTGGATCGGAACTCGCCCTTTGCCGCGCCTACGCCGAAACAGTGAGCAAACAGGACTGACATGGCCAGCACATACTCCACCTCCCTGCGCATCGAGCAAATCGGCAAGGGCGAACAAACCGGCACGTGGGATGTCACGTCGAACCGGAATCTAGGCACGCTGCTGGAGCACGCGATCTCGGGCGTGCTCGCCGTGTCGATGACGGACGCCAACAAGACGCTGACCACGGTCAACGGCAACACTGATGAGGCGCGCTACGCCGTGCTCAACGTCACGGGCACGATCAGCGTGCAGCGCGACATCATCATCCCCGCCGTCACCAAGACGTACGTCGTGCGCAACGCGACCACGGGCGGCTTCGCACTGCGGATCAAGACGAGCGGTGGCACCGGGGTCACGATTGCCAACGGCATCACCACGCACGTGTTCTGCAACGGCACCGATTGTTTCGAGGTGTTCAAGCCGACCACGATCACGTCGCAGAACGTCACGGATGCGCTGGGCTTCACGCCCTACAACGCGACCAACCCGTCGAACTACATCACGGCCACGGCGCTGTCGCCGTACGCGCCGTTGGCCTCGCCTGCGTTGACCGGCACGCCAACCACCACGGAGCCGCCGAGCGATTCGAACAACACGCGCATCGCCACCACGGCGTTCGTCGTGGCCAAGATCGCAGCGGCCACCGCAGGCGTGTCGTCGTTCAACGGGCGGCAGGGCGCGGTCACGTTGTCCAGCGGCGATGTCACTGGGGCGCTCACCTACACGCCTGCCAACAAGGCGGGTGACGCGTTCAGCGGCAACGTGTCCACCACGGGCACGCTCACGGCGGATCAGCGCATCTTCGGGCGCGGCGCAGCCAGCAACAACGGGCTGGGCAAGATCATCGTGCAGCAGGGCGGCTCGCCCCCGGCCATGTCGCAAGGCGACATCTGCTTCATCTACGACTAGATGGAAAGCACCAAGGTCAGCGACGGCACGGATCGGACGCCCTCGGGCGTCTACGTGCGTGATGGCACCACCACGCAGAACGTGCACTACATCTACGTGCACGACGGCGTAGCGCCGCGTCTCGTCTACATCCGGTACACCGCGATGTCGCTGGGCGATTCGGGCGACGTGTCAGGCTCGTGCAGCACTGCTGTCGCGTACTCGTGCGCAGCCACCACCAGCAGCGTGACGGTATCGGTGACGAACGGGCGAGCCCCGTTCACCTACGCGTGGAGCTACGTCAGCGGCAGCGGTGCGACGGTCAACTCGCCCACGTCCGCGACCACAACCTTTACGCGTGACGCGGCAGGTTCCCCCGGTGGGACACAATATGTTGGGGTGTACCGTTGCACGGTGACGGATGCCACCGGGCGCACCGCGACCAACGATGTCACTGTCACCACGACGCACACCAGCACAGTGTCGCCGCTGTCGGCCAGCAAGTCGGGGGACGCGACCGGCTCCTGCAGCTACGCCACGCCCGCCACGCAGTGTTCGGCTACCACAGGCAGCGTCACGGTCACGCCCTCGGGCGGCGTCGGGCCCTACACCTACGTGTGGGGCCACGTCAGCGGGGACACTGCCACGGTGAACTCCAACACCAGCGCCACGACGACGTTCACGCGCACGGCGCAGGGCAACAACGGCGGCTACCTGTACCAAGGCACGTACCGCTGCACGGTGACGGATAGCCTGTCGAATGTGGCTTCGGTGGACGTGGCGGTCAGCACGACGCACACCAACACGTACTACTTCATGTCCTCCAGCAAGTCGGGGAATGCCAGTGGCTCGTGTTCCACGAACAACGGCAACGGCTGCACAGCAACTACGAACACGGTCACGATCTCGGTGTCGAACGGGGCTCCGGGGTACACCTACTCGTGGTCGAAAGTATCGGGCACGACCTACACGGTCAATTCGCCAACGAGTGCTGCTACGACGTTCTCGTTGTACGGTTCCGGCACGCCTGCTGGCACCGGCTACAGCGCCACATATCGCTGCACGATAACGGATAGCATCGGCTATCAGTCCACTGTCGATGTGACGGTCAGCACTACGCACTACGACAGCTACACCAGCTTGTCAGTTGGCAAGAGCGGCGACGGATACGGTAGTTGCTCGTACCAAACCGGCAATTGCACGGCGTACACCAACTGGGTGGACGTAAGCGTCTCGGGCGGGCTGGGCGGCTTCTCGTATTCGTGGTCGTACTTGAGTGGAACGTCCGCGTCCATTTCGAACTCAGCAGGGTCGTCTGTTTACTTCTGGCGCACCGCTACGGGCACGCAGACGCTGGGCGGCTGGTATCGCTGCACGGTGACGGATGCGACGGGGCGCTCGTCCTATGTGGACGTGTATGTGCAGACCACGCACACCCTCACGTATACCTCGGTCAGCGCATCGAAGTCAGGAAACGCAGGTAACGCGTACTACTGTACTCCGGACCCCCCGTTCGTTATTTGCCCGACGACGGTCAACTTGACGACTAATTCGGTCACGGTGACTGGAAGCGGCGGGACTGGCAGCTATAGCTATTCGTGGGCATATCTCAGCGGAGACACGTTCACCGTTAACAGCCCGTCAGCAGCCACGACCAGCTTCTCCAGAACCAACATCGGACAAAATATCTTTTTGGTGGGTACGTATCGCTGCACAGTGAGCGACGGCATATCGGCGGCGTCCATTGATGTGACGGTTTCTCTCTCTTACTACAACGATTTCTACTAATGGCGCTCCCTTCCTACTTCGGCCTCGGCTTCAGCGCAGACGATGCGCAGCGCGTGCGCCAACTGCTGATCGAAGCGGCTCCGTACTGCGAGCACTGCGCCCGCATCTTGGAGCAGATCGACCGGCAACTGGCGACGCTCAACGGCACGCCGCTGCCGCCCGAACCCGGCAATTGCGAGAACTGCTGACATGCCGCTCTCCCCGCTCGTATTCAAACCCGGCATCGACCGCGAAGGCACCAATTACATCGCGGAGGGGGGTTGGTACGTCTGCGACAAGGTGCGCTTCCGCTCTGGGCACCCGCAGAAGATCGGCGGCTGGGCGCGGCTGGGGATCGAGACGTATCAGGGCGTGTGCCGTTCGCTCACCAACTGGGTGACGCTGGCAGGCGAGAACCTGATCGGGCTCGGCACGCACCTGAAGTACTACATCGAGGTGGGCGAGTCGCTGTTCGACATCACGCCCATTCGTGCCAGCAGCACGATCAATGCGAACCCGTTCAGCACCACCAGCGGCAACCCGGTGGTGCGCGTGACCGACACCGGGCACGGATGCCTTGACGGGGACTTCGTGACGTTCAGCGGCGCGGTTGGCTTCGCCAACCTCGTGGCGGCTGATCTGAACAAGGAGTTCCAGATCAAGTTCGTGGACGGCGACACGTACGACATCACACTGTCGGTTACGCCGAACGCCACGACCACGGGTGGCGGTGCCTCAGTCGTTGCTGCCTATCAAGTCACCACTGGCCTTTCGACGTTCATCTCTGGCACTGGCTGGGGCGCTGGCGGTTTCGGGCGCGGCGGCTGGGGTTCGGGTTCTTCCATCGCTATCGGGTTTCAGCTACGACTATGGAATCACGGTCAGTATGGCGAGGACTTGGTATTCGGGCCGCGTGGGGGTTCCTTGTACTACTGGGACGCTTCTACCGGCACGGGGTCCCGTGGAGTTTCTTTGAGCAGCCTCGGAGGCGCGAGTGACGTTCCAACGGTCCACAACTGTCTACTCGTGTCCGACGTGTCCCGCTTCGTCATGGTGTTCGGCACGAACGAACTCGGCAGCGGCGTACTCGATCCGATGTTCGTCCGATGGAGCGACCAAGAGAACGCCGTCAACTGGACACCCGCAGCCACCAACCAAGCCGGTGGCATAAGGCTGTCGTACGGCTCCGAGATCATCACCGCGCGACAGTCAAAGCAGGAAGTGCTGGTGTGGACCGATTCCGGTCTGTACTCCGGTCAGTATCAAGGCCCGCCCTACGTGTGGGGCTTCCAGCTTGTAGGAGAGAACCTGTCCATCGCGGGGCCCAACGCGGTGGCTTTCGCCAACAACACGGCTTACTGGATGGGCGTGGACAAGTTCTACACCTACAACGGGCGTGTGCAGCCGCTGCCCTCTACGCTGCAGCAGCACGTGTTCAACGACTTCAATGCCACGCAGAGGTGGCAGGTGTACGCCGGGACCAACGAAGGCTTCAACGAGGTGTGGTGGTTCTACTGCTCTGCTGATGCCGAGCAGAACGACCGCTACGTGGTGTTCAACTACGTCGAGAACGCGTGGTACTACGGCACGCTGTCGCGGTCGGCATGGCTTGATTCGGCGCTGCGCAGCTACCCCCTCGGGGCCAACAACGGATCGCTCGTGTACCACGAGAGCGGCAACGACGACGGCGAGATCATCAACCAAGCGCCGGTCCCCATCAACGCGTTCATCGAGTCAGCCGACTTCGACATCGAGGACGGGCACAGCTTCGCCTTCATCACGCGGGCGCTGCCGGATGTGTCGTTCGACGGCTCCGATGCCGAGACGCCCTCGGTGGTGATCACGCTCACGCCGCGCAACACGCCCGGGGGCGCGTACGAGGTGCCCAGCAACGCGCAGGCCAAGACGATCACGCTGACGGGCCCAGACCGCTTCACCGAGCAGATGCACATTCGCTTGCGTGGTCGGCACATGAAGATTCGCTGGGAGTCGAACACGCTGGGCACGAAGTGGCAGGTTGGCAAGCTGCGCATCGAAGCGCGCAAGGATGGTCGTCGGTGACGGCACCGCGCCTGCCCGACGCTCCGCCTGCGTACAACGTAGGCTTCATGTCGCAGTTGCTCGGCACGCTGCGGAACTACTTCGTCCAGTTGGAAGCGGTACGCCACATCAACATCGCTTCGTGCAATATCAACCTCGACACGTTGCCGACGACAGCGACCGGAGCGCGCGACGGCGATGTCTGGGTAGACGGCAACATCCTGAAAGTGGCTGGACTGGCGGGCGGTGGTGGCACTGTCACCACGACGAACTCGGTCACGTTCAACAACAGCGGATCGGGTGCTGCCAGCGGTACAGCGTTCAATGGCGCGTCTGCTGTCACGGTGTCGTACAACACCGTTGGAGCCGCCGCTGCTTCGCACACGCACTCGTACTTGCCGCTGACGGGCGGCATATTGACCGGCAATTTGCGGGTAGAGACTGCCAGCTACCCAATGATCCAAGTGCGGGACACGGCACTTGCGGCAGATGCGCGCCAGTGGGCGCTGTATGTTGCCCCGACTGATGGGGGTGTACGGCTTGCGCCGACCACTGACGCGGGCTCTGCTGCTAGCGGACTCAATATAGACCGCAGCGGAAACGCGTCGCTGCCTCGTTTGCAGTTGACGGCTGGTGACGACGTATCGCTCGCTTCAACACTGCATGCGCTGCAGATTGGAGCGACCAACGGCGGCAACATCGTTGCGGACAGCAACGAAATCATGGCCCGCAACAACGGTGCGGCCACCACACTGTATTTGAACAACGAGGGCGGTGCGGTTCAAATCGGAGGGGTGCTGAATGTAAATCCGGTAGGCGTTGGCACGTTCATACAGGGGACAGCGCCTGCGGCATCGAACGCAGCTTTGTACTTCTCGCGCGACGCGGGGTACGCGCTGAGTCTCGTTTTCCGCACAGCAGCCAGCAACCGTTGGACGTTTCATGTCACCAGCACAGCAGAGAGCGGTAGCAACGCCGGGTCCAATTTCTCGCTTTATCGCTATGACGATGCCGGGACGATCATTGATGCTCCGTTCGCCGTCACGCGCTCGACGGGCGTTGTGGCGTTCACGCAGACACCCACAGTTGGCGGCACCGCTGTCTCGCTTGTGGGGCACACGCACTCGTACCTCCCGCTGTCAGGCGGCACCATCACTGGCGGCGTCACGCTCGATCAGGGTGCGCACCTCAACCGGGGCGGCAACGTCACGTCCTCGGGTTGGCAGCAGGTATATGGGTTAAGCGCCAGCAAGGCCATCGTTCTTGACTCGGGCTTGGCTGGTGCAGGGCGCTACGCGCTCACCGGAGCCACCAGCGACGGCAACTGGTACTTCGCGCGCTCGCAACTCGACAACGGCACCACCGCGCCGACGTATGCGTTCTGGATCACGCCTGCTGGAAACATCACGTTCAACCAGAACATCAACGGGGCGGTCGGCATCGTCCCGGGCAACAGCCAAACCGGCTTGACCGTGCTTGGGTCAGCCAATGGCGGTGACGGCTACTACGCTCTCGCGCTCCAACAAGGCAGCGCGCAGAACTACGGCAAGGTGCTGAAGATCGCTACGGCGACGACGCCTACGAGCGGCACGGACGGCCCGCAGATTCATTTCATTCGTGAGGGTGTTTACGAGTGGGGCTTCGGCATCGGGTCGAGCACCAACAGCATGGTGATGTACGCTGGTGGCAACACGAGCGGCTTCGGCACCGAGCGGTTTAACTTTGGCACCAGCGGCAATTTTCGTGCTACTGGCGACGAGCTTTTCGTATCGAACACGAGCACCGGAGACGAAAAGCGGTTGCGCATGTCGCACAGTGCGCGTGACATCTACTACTACCTAGCAAGCAGTGGCACCAGCCAAGCGGGCCTGTGGGATTCGACGGGCGGCTTCAACCGCTGGTACACGGACACGTCGGGCAACTTCGTTGCGTACGGCAACGTCACGGCTTACTCTGACGAGCGTCTGAAGTCGCACTTCTACGATTCCACGGTGTCGCTGGAACAGATGCTGACGTTGAAGCCGGAAGGCTTCTTGCGCACGGACTCCGGACAGTGGCAGGTGGGTGTGCGTGCGCAGGCGCTGCAGAAGGTATTGCCTGCCGCCGTTGTCCCCGATGCGCAGGGCTACCTGACAGCAAACTACGGTGCGGCGGCGATGGTGCTAATCCTGAGCTTGGCTCGTGAAGTCGCAGAACTGAAGAGGCAACTGAATGGCAAAGAAAGTCACGGCAACTAAGGGCGGGCTGACGGTCGTTGACGGCTATCTCGCCGTCACGAGCGCGCGGTTCATCAGCTTCTTCGAAATTGAAACAGGCGTGCCCGTCAAGGTCGAACGCTGGGCGGTGGAGTGGAAGCTCTTCCCATCGCAAGCAGAAGCCGAGGTGCCGCGCAACGGTGGTGTGCCCATCGAGTCGGGGCAGTTGTTCCTGCCGTACGTCGTGGGCAACGACCCGGTGCAGGACGGCTACGAGCTTGTGCAGGAAGCACTGGAAGAGAAGTGGGAAGTT